ATCCTCATCTTCTGTTGGATCAATTCGCGGAATGATCTCATTTGGTTTAGTTGTTGGATTGATCCAATCAGGCATTGATGCACCGGGTTCTGTTATTAACCAAAATGCAACATCAGAACTAAAGCCGGCCGCTTTTGCGGCGCGGTACATTTCATTAAGTGTTACATAATGTGTTTCAAGCCGGTTTAATTGTTCGGCTTTGCGTGGTGTGCGCCGCTTTCGCTTTGGCACTTTTCGGGGTTTTTTAGTAGCCATAGACACCAATTTTAGATCATACGATTCCGCGAATGGCACGCTCAACGCCTTCTTCCAGGCTAATTTTTGGCGTGTAGTAATCGCTCATCATGGTTGGATCACCGACCCGATAGGCCACACCTGCCGGCTTATCGGTAAGTACTTTGAATCTATTAGCAGATGTCTTTTCATATCCCAGGGTTGCCATTGCTATTTTTGCTAACTCTAAAAATGTTGTAGGCCGACCAGTACAAAGATTGACGGTTTGATTGCAGTTACTTTTGACCATCTCAATTGTTGCATCCACAACATCATCAATGTGTATAAAATCCCTGGTAGTAGTTGCCTTACCCCAAATGTTAAATGGATTGGCGTTCATAATTGCACGCTGAATAATTGATGGGAATGGGTAATCTAAATCCTGATCAGTGCCATAACCGCTAAATGGTCTAAGGGTTAATACCTTTGTGCCTTCTTCACGCAAGTAGTTCATAAGCATTTCACCGGTAAGTTTTGTCCAGCCATAGGTCATATCCGGCTTACCGATCTTATTGAAGTTAATGTCTTTCTCTTTTAACTTACGCTTTTTAGCTAATGTTTGTAACTCAACTGGATAAGCGGCAGATGATGAGAAATACACAACATAAGGTTGTTCAGTACGCATTGCCCAGGTAGCAAACTCAGCGTCTATGGCTAGATCTACCGCTAAAGCCAATGGTTCATTTTCTATCATCATACGGCCACCAACTAACGCGGCTAGATGTATTACTAAGTCATATTGTTTTGTTTCCAATTGAAAGAATTTACGACAATCAACGCCAGCCTTTAGATCTACTAAAGTTAAATTAGCGTTAGGTAATGCACGCCTAAAAGCCCTACCAACAAAGCCATGTGATCCAGTAATTAAAATGTTCATTTGAACTTAGTTACCAAATCTGCATACTCTTGTGATCTTAAATATTTCTGCAATGCCAATAAATCTTCTTCATACCATTTAGGTTGATTTACCCTGGCATAACCTTCATCCATTTCAGCTTTACCGGCTACTGGGTGTAGATGCTCAATAATTACATCAGGCAAGTATTTAAGATAATTTAGATCTATACCTAATTGCTTTACAAAATTGTCAAAGAATAGATGAATACATCCAGGGAATGTCATGCCCTGTAATTCCATAACTAAATCTCTGCTCATCCCAAAGGCTGTTGGTAAATTCTCACCCTGCAATAAATCATTGCCATAAACTATGCCGGTGTTGATGCCTAACGCTTGAATAAAGGCCTTATCCCAGTTTTGGGTTCTAGGTAGGTGATCATCACCCATGAAAACAAAATAGTCATATAAAGGAAACTTAGCAAAATCCAAAAGATAAACCGCACCGGTATTAAGAGAATTGGCACAACCACCTGTTTTATTATCTGCCGGCAAACATTTAATGTTTTCATTTTTTGCGTACTCATTCCATTTTGGATCATCATTATCAATAATAAAATAAAGATCCGCTTGGGTTTGTGTATCTACAAAAGCCTGTGCCAATCTTGCGGCATTTTCAGGCCTGCCCCTACTGGGTACAACCACGCACATCTTCATGGCCATAGGGTAGGGGATTGGGCTGACTTAATTCCTAGATATAAGGATTTGGTAAAGCGTGTCTAATTTTTCTTCTATGCGGGCAACACGACCCTCTAAATTATGACGGCCATTATTATCAGGTTTTAGTTCACTTAAATAATGTTTTACTAACCATCTAACAGTAGCTACTAAAGCACCTAAAATAGTAACAGTAGATACTGCTAACGCCATCCAATCATTCATTGTCATTTGCTATTGATGCCAAACTTGTCATCTTGTGGATCAAAATAGCGTGCTAAAGGTGCTACTACTGCACCCGCTAAAATTGCATACTCAGCGTTCCAATCTGCAATTAAAGCTAATGCAGTGGTAATAGATGCGGCGGCAACGCTTCTTAGATATGACTTTAGAATTTCTTTTTTCTTCTTATCTAATTTCATTTTAATCCTAACTGTTCTATTTTTTGTTTAACTTCATCACGATCTAAAGCAATTTCAAAGTGCATATCATCTTTACGCCGTTTGTAATTGCCACCCCAGGTTAAACCGTATTTAGTTATCAGTAGGTTAATTGTATTACGCTGATTCTTATTAAATGTATTTGACTTGCCCAATGGATGTTTAATTGCATTTAGATCTATGGCTGTACCGGATGCATGATTACTTAATACTTTATCTGATCCCCGGGTTTGCCTAAAAGCATAACCCCAATCATCTAATTGGCCTACATCAATTGGTTCAACTAATTCATGAAATTCTTTGGCAAAATTGACAAGCAATGGCGCAACGGCTTTGGCACATGCAAACCGAATTTTTGTGCCTGGCACTATAAAAGTTTCAATGCCTAATGCTTTGCGATCCTCACTAGCCGGCCAACCATTAGGGCTAGTTAATTCTCTAATAATTGCCACTGTTGATTTTCTTCATTCCAAAACCATTTAAAAGGTTCATTATCAGGTATTGGCGTTGGTGCTTGCCAATTAAAATTATTATCTAATAACCAAGATGGATAAGGTTTTGGTGCTATAAAAACATCTGCATCTGCATCATACTTATATCCAATACCCGCATATTGCTTTCTTATGCGATTATTGTATGAAGTGCGCTTGCAATTTTGTCCTCTAAAGTTTGCATACCAAGTTTCAGTATCTAATCCTTCAATAGTTTCTGTTTCATCAATACCAACTATAACTTCTGTAACAATATTATTTTCATCTAGAAATGCGTAATGTGCCATTATGACCAACTCACATTTCCAGTACCAGCCGTAATAGTGGCTCTTTTGTATCCACCACTTGCAGCACTTTCAGTACCAGTTAAACCTGCACCAATAGTAATTGTATTAGTATCAGGGTATCTAAGAATTACAACTCCTGAGCCACCTGCTTTTGTTGTAGTAGTAAATACTCCACCACCGCCACCACCGCTATTAACTGCGCCTGCAGTTGCATCATCAGTAAATCTACTACTTACACCTCTACCACCACCGCCTGAACCGCCAGCACCAAAATTACCGCCATCATAATCACCGCCACCGCCACCGCCACCGTAGGTAACAGAAGATCCTGTAATGCTAGTTGCTACACCATTTCCACCAGCTCCTGCATTTGTATTAGTAGCATTAGCACCAACATTATTAGCACCACCACCGCCACTAGATGCATTACCACTTACATTTGAAAAACCACCATTACGACCTTGATTCGCTGTGCCAGTAGCTGCTGAAGTTGAACCACCGCTACCACCGCCACCTGAACCACCTGATTTACCATTTACTTCGGTTGCATTACCATCACCACCGCCGCCACCACCGCCTGTGGAAGTAATAGTACTAAAAACTGAATTACTACCATTAACACCTTGTGAATTAGGGCCACTACTAGTTGAAGGTGCGCCAGCCCCACCTGCGCCAACTGTAACTGTGTAATTTGTCGCAAGATTTAAAGTTAAGCCAGTTTCTAAACTTCCACCGCCACCTGTTGCGGTTACAGTACATCTTAAACCACCAGCACCACCACCACCGCCGACATAGCCAGCCGCACCACCGCCGCCACCACCGGCGACTACTAAATAATCTACTAATATTGTAGCAGGTGCAGATGGTTGCGTTAATATTCCTAAAATATTCATTATTTATTCAGCGACCCTACCAACTACATACCAAGAATCTGTACTAACTTTAATACAAGATACTGCACCAAATTGTTTTGTTATTGTAGGATTTGTTGAAGTTGCACCTGTTGAAGCAAGTGTTACGCCTGATCCTTGCACAATAGATACAGTGCCAGCCGATCCAATTTTAATAATATTTATTACTGATCCGGTGGTTATTGCCACATTTGTAAAAGGTGGAATAGTAATTGTAGTTGTACCGGTATTTGAATAAGTAATAAGTTTATTATCTGCATCCGTTACAACTAAGGTATCTGATGTGCCGGTAACAGCCCTAACCGATAGGTTGGCGATAGAGTTCATCTGCGCTGCTGTAAGTACCTGACCAACTGAAAAGGTTGCCATCTATAATCTCCTAATAGGCCAATGAATCTTCATCTAAAATTCCATCAACAGTAGAGTCTAGCAAAAAACCTGATGCAAAGGGTTGAGCGCATGTAAAAGTTACCAGGAAAGATTTAGGGGTGATTTGATAGGTAAGGCCTGTTATTACGCTATCTGTAACCACATTGCCAGCCGGTAAGGTTTGAGTTACTTCTATTGGATCAAATACATCTAAATTTAAAGCCGCTACCACCCGGCTAGAATCATTCTCACCAAAGGCATCAACTGTTAATGAGTTCAACTGCAAATCTACGCCTTGTTCTTTCCGGCTTGCAATAATCATTTGTGCTTGATTTAGTGCATCCGCTTCTGTTTGCATAATGCCGCTTCTTACCCGGCTATGTTGGAAGTAATCATCAATGCTTGCCGTATCGCTGGCAGTTTGCCCGGTTAATCCAGTTGGGGTAACTGTTACTTTATTGATCATTTGATAATCTGAAATATCAAATTCCACTGCCTGATAGGTAACATCACCTGAACCTGGCACATCACTAAAAGCTGTTGCCGTACCCCCTGATGCGCTAATAATGTCAGTGCGTGATAAGAACTTTGCATAACCGCGTTGATCCATATAAAAAGAACCTAGATCAGTGGCTTCTACTTCTTGACAAGCCGCTAATAATGATCTTGAATTGCCGGTATCGGCTTGCACTGTTGTAGTTGCAGTTGTAGATATATCACGCATACCACCTGGCCACTCTCCAGCATCTAACAAGCTTGAAATTCTTTGTGCGGTAGTTTGTCCGGCAGTGCCACCACTAACTGATGTAATTGTAGTTAAGTTTAATAATTGGAATCCATCTACACATGACAAAGTTACATAGGCTGGATCAAATCCAGTAGGGCTTTGATAATTCCATTCCTGTACATACATAGAACCTAAGTTATATGTTGTACCTAAGTATTCTGCGGTAAAGCGGATCTTACGCATTGGTTTGATTTTGCCATATAAACTAGATCCAGTATTGGCAGGGTTAAACTCACCAGTTTGATCAACAAATGTTATGCGTGCAGTACCACCTGTAAAAGAATCTGATGATCTGTTAAATGCACGGCGTATATAGCATTGAGTTACATAAGGTGTTATATCTATTACATCTGCGGCGGCTGTACCCAAAACAGAAAAATCTAATGGGGTTGCAGGATCATCTAGCACAAGACTCGGATCAAAGGAAGCCCCGCCGGAAAAATCAATTTCTGCTTTGAATATCGCGGCAGACATTATCTTCCTAAGTTAGTCAATTGAGTTACTGCACCTGATCTGTTTAGGTTATACAAAGCATCCTGAATTACTGATTGCAACTCACCTTCTGATATAACTGATCCGGCTACATTGATATTTACGGTAGTACCAAAGCCACTCATTTTATCTAAAGGTATAACGGCTTCTGATCCGGCTTCACCAATCATTGCTAAAGTAGGTTGATTTACAACGCCACCTTCGGCCATTTGGGGAATATTATTAAATTGAGATAAAAAACTAGAAATTTTTGTATTTAATTGTTTAGTACTTTCTATTGGTGTTGGTGCATTATTAAATTGTGATAAAAATTTAGAAATATCTTCATTCAAACCTCTAGTGCTTTCAAGCGCGGTTGTATAAATAAATGTATCAATTTTCTGTGTTGTTGCCTGTACCTGTTGCATTGCTTGACTAAATTGTTTCTTCTTTATTTCATCTAATAATGCTAACATTTTGCGCAATTCTTCATTTGAAGCAAACAATTTTTGTAAATACAATTCAACTTCTTTTGTAGTAATTCCCCATTTTGAAGCCAACATTTCAATTTCGCCAGTAGTTATTTGACCATCTTCAATAACTTTTAATACATCTGCATAGCGTTGCGCTTCATTTACTGCGGCGGCTGTACCATCTTGTAATTTTTGCAAGATCTTTACACGCAATTCATCTTCAGCATTTAATTTACGGCTTAAAGCGGCTTGTAAATTGATGCGATCAAGATCAAAC